TGAGCAAAGTACCCTCATTGGCGATGACGACCCACGCCTCAACCATCGTCCCGCTTACGGGATCGAGGCCACTGTCCGGGTCTTCCGGGAACAGGTTCTCCGTCTTCTCGGGCGGGAACAGCAGCTCGCGCGGCACCTTACCGTAGTAGCGCAGGACGTTCACCACATCTTGCGTCCACGGCAGCTCGACTTGGGGGTCCGGCTTGTTGTCCATGTCGCCGCTGGAAGTTTCGACCTTCGTTTTGCGGTAGTCGCCCTTCTCGATTCCAGATCGAATCAGATGCGAACTAACGTCTTCCTCGATCGCTACGCCCAGGGCTTCGTCGACGTTGCGCGCCGCAGGGTCGATGATGAAGTTGCGGGGATTGACCGAGCGCAGAACGGGCCGCTCGGTTTCCTTCTCTACGACCTGCGGGCCGACTGGCGCGCCCGTTGTCGGGTCGATCAGAATCGTGACATCGCGCTCGAAGCCCTTCGTCAAGACGATTTCAGCGATGCCGGTGCCGTAGACTGCTGCGTTGATGATCGTCTCGGAGCAGTTGCCAGCGAAGTCGCTACGCGCCAGGTCTTCCTTCAGCAGCACTTCGTTCTTTTGCAGAACCGACGCCTCGGCCGGGTTGTCTTTGGCTTCCGGCCAGATGGCGAAGAAATCGCCTCGGCCGAATACGGCTTCCTCGACTTCGGACGCCGCGTTTTCGACGGCCTCGGACAGTGCGGGAGAAATGATCGTAGAGCGTTCGCTCTTGCGGGTTTTTTCTTCCTCGGAATAGATCGCGCGCCATTGGCGCTCGTATGTATCCCACTGCTGCATATAGTTCGCGTTGCGCTGCGTCTTCCACTTCGACGTGTGGCTGAGGACCCACTCGACCAACTTCTCGTCAGTGGTCTTGGCTTTGCCGGCAGACTCGTCGGGTATCGTCGTGCTGTCGCGCGGGTCGCCGTTCGTAATCTCGGCGGGGGATTCGCTTGGGGTTTGGGCCATAAGGGTTCTCGGTTAGAATCCGACCGCGGCGTCTTGAGGTTTCCAGTAGGGCTCGTCGGCCGCGTCGCCGAAGTCCTGGAAGATGCGGTTCTGCGCGAGCTGCGCCACGTAGCTCAACGCGTCGGGGATGTCGTCGTGTACCATCTTGGACGGGAACTGCGTCAACTGATCTTCCACGTCCTTGATCCACGGCCCGGGGCGGAAAGTAATCTTTCCGTGTTCCAACCGGCCTTGCAGCGCCCACACGATGCGCTCGGTCTTGATGCGGTTCTCATGCCGCAGCGGGTCGGGCGTCGTCAGGTGTAATAGGCGCCGCAGGGCTTCGTCCTGAATCTGCGGGAGCACGGCGCGGTACAGCGCGCCCTGCTCCATGCCCCACGCCATCGGCTTTACTTTGTCCAGGACATCGACAATGCGCTTGGCCGTTTCCTTCACGCCCCAACGCCCCTTGTAGATGTCCTGCACCCACCAGTTGTCGATGTCCGACTTCGTTTCCGGCACGACCTTGGCAACAACGATCACGCACTCGTCGAGCAGTTTCTGCCGCGCGGTCGTCGCACGCTCAAGATCGGTGAAGCCGGCCAGGTCGATCGCCACGACGAACGCGCCCGCTTTGGGCTCGTCGGCTGAAGTCTTGATCCACTCTACCTTGAACGTGCCGCCGGACGCAGTATCGAACGACGCGCGGAACTCGCGGTTGAACGACGTGCTGCTCATCGACCTGCGGGCAGCTTCGACTTCCCCCGCCGGCAGGAATGGATTCTTGATGGACTCGAACGTCCAGGCTTTCCATTCCGGGTCGACGCCGGACGCTGCGTATTCGTAGAGCTGGTAGAAGTGATTCCGTCCCGCGGGCGTGCCGATGAACAGCGCGCGCCCGCGCGCGTCGGCCAGCGCGGGGCGGATGATTTCGTCCCACACGATCGGCTTCATGCTCGCATACTCATCGAGGACCGCCATCCAAAGACCGACCCCGCGCAGGGCGTCGGGGTTGTCCGCGCCCTTGACTCCGATCAGCACGCCGTTATTGAGGGTTATCAGCCCTTCGTTGACGTTCGTGTTGGTGATGACGGCGTGCAGCTTGTTCAGCAGCGCGCGCCAATAATACATCTTCGCCTGGGGCTGCGTCGGCGCGATCAGGAACACCGGCAGCTTTTTGACGTTCGCGGGGTCGAGCGCCGCGCACGACGCCTCGGCGACCGCTTCGTACGACTTGCCGAACCGACGCCCGGCGGCCAACACGCGAAAGCGTGTGCGGTCCTGAAATACCTCCATCTGCGCAGGATGAAGGTCGAACGTGATTTCGATGTTGCCGGTCATACCCGCTCGCTCTCGCCTTCAACAACCACAACCGCGGCTTCTCCCGGCGGGGGCTGGGCGGCCGCCGGTTGAACGATGATAGTGACCGACGGGCGACTGGCGCCGCCCGCTCCCCCACTTGCAATGCCCGCTGCGTTGGCCCCGAGGTCTTCGTACAGCTTCTTCGGGAGAACGCGTTCCACTAGTAGGCGCAATGCCCATTCGTGGTGGGGACTACTCGAATCCTCTGCGTATTTGAGCACGCTCCCCAGGATGGCCTGGGCGTGTTCGTTGAGCAGAGTCGATCCGGCACGTAACGCCTTCGCAACTTCCAACTGACGAAGCGGAACCTCAGCAGCCAGCGTGTCCTTGACTTTTGACGCCACCACCGCGCCGGCAGGCGCGTTGAGATTGTCGGCCAAGGATACTAGCGTCTGAGTGCGAGCTGCCGCCCGCGTGTTCGCGTACTTGTCGTCGAAGTCGCGCTTGCGCGATCGAGAGCACAAACGGCAGACACTGCCGACGGCCCGCCCGTGCGACGCGGGCCAGTGTTCGATCGTGTAGAGCTTGATGTCCTGGCAGAGAACACAGACCCGGGCAGTAGTGTCCGGGCCGCTCTCCGGCAGGGTTTCATCGCGCTCCATGTAAATAAGATAGGGCGAAGTGCCTATTTCTGCCCGTTTATACCTAACGCGATCCCGAGCTAGGTATAAATCCGCTACCTAAGCGGCGCGTTCCTTTTCTCCGCAAGTTTTTGTTTTCTTTCTGTATTTTTCTTCTCACGCACCTGGCAGGGTCCAGAACCAAAGTACGGGATCGCAAACCCCCTCCCCCCTAGTGAGCACTCACTACGGCAAGCGCCGTGCCAGCTGCGGACCGCGCACTGGCACGCTCTATGCTTACCGCGGTCCGCGCCTAGCAGGATCCGTGCCCACTTCGTTGGCACGCTAATTGCCTAGCGCGGTCCGGGGTCCGGTTTGCCTGATGCGGTCCGCCGTGGGATAATGGACGGTGCGGTTCGCGTTGGGACCATACCGGCCGGATCGAGGCCGCCGTTACAATAGCGGCCGCGCCGCGCGCAACGTTGAGGCAAATCAGAACGAACCAACAGGTGCCCTTGCTCTGACCGCGCAACCCCTTTAGTGGGGTTGCGCACGAGTCAGTGCAAAATGGGTTTTACTAAAACGCTATTACCGGCACTATTACTGTCACGCGCAACCCATTGAAGCGTAAAGCGTTTTGCAGCACGCTATTACCGGCACTATTACTGTTACTCTGAATGGGGGGCTTATTACCGGCAACCATTGATTACATTAGGTTATTCAGAGTTCGCTATTACCGGCAAAAAGTAATAGCAAGGGGTTTAAAAGTAATAAGAACACCTCGCGCCCCGAATAAACCACGGGCAAAAAGAGGGGGAATGCCCTATATTATGAATGCAGGACAACAACCACTAAGGAGACAACGTGACGAAAACTCAACGGCAAATAGCAGGGACCGCGCCCCATAACAGCAACGGAGTGATCTACGATGGCGCCACTGACCCGGGCAGTACCTACCTGGTAGGGTGGGTCATGTACCGGCTACCGACCGGCCGCGCGCCGTGGATGGATATAAAGCTTGTGCGGCCGGCCCGCGGCATGGGACCGGCGAACCACTTCCTGTCATGGCACGAGACCGAACAGCGGTTCGGGACTGGCGCCGACCTGGACCGCGTACCGGCCGCTCTGGCCGGCGATGCGGTCGGTGTCATGCGCGAGATATACCCCCACCTGACAGAGGACGATATGGTTGGCGCGCTAGCGTGCGCCGCAATGCTCGCCTGACGGGCGCCAAAAAATATATTTGCAAAAGGTATTGACAAGCGGATTTTAGGCGCGTAGCCTTGCAATTGTCAGTAGCGAATATCAACCAAACGAAAGGGCGAACATGCTTACGGATAACACACTAGCACTCCATGCATGGGAAAATAGACTGGCGCCGATTGTAGCGCGCAAACTCAAATTGAATAGCGGTGTTACCTTTCGCGGATTTACGCGGGCGGATAAGTTCGGCGCCGTCACGCCAATATTTACGGTGCCCGCGTCACATCGTGCGCAAGCGGAAACACTTGGATTGCTCATTGCCTAGCCGTGCCGAGTGCACCGCGTGCGGTGCACTGGGAACTGTTAGACGGCCGCCGGTCCGTTTACCGGCAATCCGTAGCGGGCGGATAACCCGCATAGGCGAAAAGGAAATAGAACCATGACAACGCTAACGCAAGCATCAAGGCAATGGATGAGCCGGCCGGACGATGAGCGGTTCACGTCGCTGCATGACATGCAGGCACACTTTGACGCGCAGCGCGCGCGTAGCCGGGAGACTGTTGTATCGTCG